TCAATGTACTCCTAGACTTTGAGGAACCCATACAATTGGGGGATGACCTCGAAATCGCAGCCTCCACTCCGTGGAATCTTCAACCCGTTGTTCTCGCAGATGGTACAACAGTGTCGTGTGTGATATGTGACCTCACAGAGGAGATACTCACATCTGAACCAGAGTTACTACAGATGGAGGTATTGAAACAATTAGAACTCCCCCAAAAACCCACACGTGTACGCATTGGTTGGGGTGCGGATTGGAATGGGGAACGGTGGACGTTCTCACAGTCCTCGGGGGTTCTCAGTCTTCACGGACAACTTCCATTCTTTGGGAAGTGCCCCACTGTTGCGATGTGTGGTATGATGTCTCCGAGACACACACCATACTCAAGTATTGAGGCGGCTGTGGAGGTATCAAGAACTTTGAGTCATCTCACATTTGGGACACGTCCACCTCTTCATCCTCTCCTTCTTACCCAAGTTTTATCAATTTTGATTACAGTGCTTATAGTTTTAATTCTAATGTATCGTAACAGAAATCAATGAAGTTTCTAGCCCGAATCCATACACCCATGTATGACCACAACGACAAAAAGTATATTCGTTTGGTCATTCCTGAAAAGTGTGCCCAAATCGTAGATAGGATGCATATAAACAAGGCGCGTCTCGTGCAACACACGCGAGTTGATAATCCCCTCGATGGCCGAGTTCTCACAGTGAAGGTTCCATTCCGTTATAGGAGAGTGATGTGTGAAGTCCGTGGACAACCCGTGCAGTCTCTTATAAAAGATGATGAAGTTGAAGTCGTTGTCGAATTCAAGGGTGTTTGGAATGTTGGTGAATATAGTGGTTATTCTTGGGTGCTCTCGTCAGTCTCCGCTTCTGGCTCGGCCTCTGGCTCGGCCTCTGGCTCGGCCTCTGGCTCTTGAGGGCGCTCTGGAATCTCAACATCCACTAAACCAGCTTCCTTGAAGCCCTTGAACACACGGAGGGAACCTTGGAGACGGAAGACCTCTTGGGTCAATTCCTCAATGGCGTGCTCAATCTTATTAATATTTTCTTCAACGTTGGCGGAAGGCATTGTATAGTCATATAAAGTTTCAACTCTTTAATATAGTATATGTTGACGAGAACGGGATATCTCGTCACGGAAGGACCACTTCAGGACATTAAAAAAGAACTTACAGTAAGACCTATCGTCAATGGAGACTATGGATTTCCCCCACCGCCTTTTAAAGTTTTTAGAGCAGCTAAGAATGGAGTCTGCGTTCCAAGATTCTACGGAGTTGCTAAACTTGGGGAACCCAAGCAGGATAGACGCCCTGAACCCACGCGAATCAAAACCAAATTTGCCGGCACCCTCAGAGACACAACCCATCAAAATGAAGCTCTTGCCGCTGCTCTTAAAGCAGGTCATGGAGTTCTCTCACTCCCATGCGGGTATGGGAAGACCACCGTATCCTTGGCGATAGCGTGTAAGTTGGGATACCGTACAATGATTGTTGTCCACAAGCAGTTCTTGGCGGACCAGTGGAAGGAGCGTATCCAACAGTTTTGTCCAGGTGCCACGATTGGTGTTGTTCAACAGGACAAAAAGGAGGTGGAGTGTGACTTTGTGATTGCGATGCTCCAGTCGCTCTCTCTCAAGGAATATTCATTCAGTGATTTCGACTCGATAGGTACACTCATTGTCGATGAGGCACACCACATATGTGCAAAAGTGTTCTCCCAGTCCCTCTTCAAGATGTGTCCCAAGCATATCTTTGGTCTCTCGGCAACTCCCGAGCGAAAGGATGGTCTCACGAAGGTGTTACATTGGTTTATGGGTCCAACATTCTTTGCGGTTGAGAGGAAAAACCAGGAACAGGTGGAGGTATTTCCAATTGTATACGAGTCCCAGAACTATAGAAATGCCCCACCGTGTACGCGAAATGGGAAACTCTCTATGCCCAATATGGTCACAGAGGTTGTCGAGGACAGAAAGAGAAACCAAATGCTTGTGGAACTGGTCAAAAAAGCGTCCGCGGGGACACGACAACTCCTCGTACTCAGTGACCGGAGGTGGCATTGTGAGATGCTTCACCAGTGTTTCCCAAAGACCTCGGGCCTCTATATGGGTGGTATGAAGGAGGCAGACCTCCAGGCGTCTTCCCAAAAGAAAATCATCTTCGCGACGTTCAGTCAAGCCCACGAAGGCCTCGATATACCAACTCTGGATACAGTTATTCTGGCGTCCCCAAAGTCCGATATTGTACAAAGTATTGGACGTATTATGCGAGAGACCAAGGGAAAAAAGAACAATCCCCACATCTATGATGTCCACGACCCCTGGTCTATCTTTACGGCTATGTATTACAAGAGAATGAAGGTGTATCGCCAAGGTGGTTTCAAGATACACGGCAAACCGGATATCGAAGAAAAACCAGACTTCCCTCAGGGAAAGTGTCTATTTTTATAATCTGAATAATACATATATGTCTGGTGCATTAATACAACTTGTTTCAAAGGGTGTACAGGATGTTTACTTGAATAGTGATGAGGGACATTCTTTCTTTCGTATGAAGTTTACTCGGCATACGAATTTTTCCCAAGCCCCCAAGTTTATCAAAACTATTAGTGATAAAGACCCACACATTACTATCCCTGTTTTGGGTGATGTTATAAATGGACTGTGGTGTGAAGGTAATGTGGTCGCATCCAACTTATTCTACAATTCCACCGTTGACCTTTATATTGGGGGTCAAAAAGTTGATTCACAACACTATGATTATTATAGCGAAATATGGCCAAATTACCTCGCGGATACAAACACAAAATCTTTGAACTTTACAAATAAACACAACCCGGGTGGTGCACCGGGATTTCTTCCCTTCCATTTCTTTTTTTGTGACCACGGGGGATTCTTACCTCTCGTGTCTCTTCAGCACCATCAAGTTGAAATAAAGATTAATTTTGACCTCACCCAATTTGAAGGAATATTGGACGCCGATAAACACATAAAAGTGTATGGTAACTATATTTATTTGGACACGGATGAGCGAGAATCTATGGCCAAGCGTCATATGGATTTTGTTATCACCCAAGTACAACGCGCCGAATTTCCTCTGAACACGGTATCAGATAATAAAATTGAATCTGGTGGACAGAATGATGTAGATTTGTCTATATTTAATCATCCAGTCAAGTCATTATTTTTTGGATTTGGAACAACAACGGATGATGCCCCAAATGACCGTTTTACGTTTAAAAATGCAGATATACATCTCAATGGGACACCCTTATTAGAGAATATGTCTCCATTGTACTTTCACGTTGTACAAAACTATTACAATTCTGAACACGGTGTTATTGAATACCAGTACCCCACAGACGTCATTTTCTATACACGATTTTTTGCATACCACTTCTGTGCGAAAGCGTCAGGTTATAACCCATCCGGGACGTGTAACTTTAGTCGCTTAGATAACGCCAAGCTCATACTTCGTGGATGTGAAAAGGGTTCACTCAGACCAGCCGATCAACCCCTTTATGTGTACGCGGTCAATTATAATGTACTCCGAATCCGTGATGGTTTAGCTGGAATTTTATTCGGTAACTAATATAAATGGGACGGACCGTACGTTTTGACCAAATTTATGTGTCTTCACTCGACGCAGACCCATTAGAACAGGATGTTCTCACCAGTGTCAGAAGTATTATTACTTCTGAGATTGAGGCAGACGAACTTGTTGTCCAGCGTTTAGGTATCGCGAATACGAATCCGACAACAAATGTGTCTGTAGGTACAGATTTGTTCATCACGAATGGTGAGGAAATCATTTTAGATGTAAAGAAGAGTATCCGAACGGCGCGTCTTTTTGCAGATGATAAGATTGGTATTGGTACGACAAATCCAACGCGAACACTTGAAATTCGAACATCTGGAGAGGACAGGTTCATTGTCGATACAAATCCAGATGCTGAAAGTTTGGTGACCGTGAATGGAAATACATTTTCAAGAAACTTACACACGTCAAATGTATTTAGGGTTGGGTCAAGGCTTACAGCAAACGCCACAGCTTCAAATATCTTGAGTGTGACTGGAAATACATACTCCACGAATGTATACGTGGGTAAACATCTCGTCGTTGGTTCAGAGGCTGTAAGTGGAAGTAATGTGGCGGTATTTAGAAACGGAAATGTTGTTGTGGATGGTGGGTTTCTCCAGATTTATGGGGGTATGAATATATATGGTAACTTGTCTGTAACACAAGGTATAACATATACAGCTGTGAATAATCTTGTGGTATCAAATGCTGTTATTCAGATGGGTACGGGTAATAATGGATTATACGACACTGGTGTACTTATGGTGGATGACCCATCACGTTCAAATATCATTGCTGGCTATATTCACGCAGATAATGAATTTGTCTTGGGAAGAACATTCGGTGGACCTGAGACCCAAACATTTACAGTCGATACCTCAAATACAATGAACCTTCACGTGTATGGTGAATTGTATACCGAGGGTCGTGTAGGTATAGCAAATACATCTCCAAATCACACATTGGCTTTAGGTTCAAATGTATATTTTGACGATACTGGCTCAAATGTGATGCATACCACTGGTAATGTCTACGTGAACAAACTCGCGGTTGGGTCGGGTGGTATCACCGTTGGAAACTTACTCTCTTTGGAACCTTTATCTGTAAATCCAGTTGTGATTAGTAGTAATGTTCAAATGAATGGTTTACGTACCACAGGTACCGCACCGTCGGGTATCGCGAATACATCCCCAACGGATACACTCTCCATAGGGTCCAAAATATTTGCAAATCTGAGCACGGCAAATACGTTGACGGTTGTGGGGAACACCGCGACAACAAGTCTTGTGACGGATTTGGTCTTTTCAAGTTCAAACATTACAATTCACGGTGATAGATTTGGTGGAGACAGTACGTCTAATGTACTTACACTCAAATCTGGACCCACGACATCAAATGTGAGCAGTATAGAAGTCTATGGGGCGAGTACATCCAATACGCACCAAAATATTCGATTTAAGACCAAAAATGTGGAGAGAATGCGCATTGCATCTGGTGGTAATGTTGGTATATCAAATACAAGTCCAACGGAAAAACTTACAGTTGCGGGTAATATCTATGTGATTGG